CGAATGTCGAACAAATAGAGTTTGTATTTTGTATCGGTGTTTGTAGAATCAACTACCAAGTCAACACCAGAACCAGTGTTTCCTTCAAAATGTTCAAATGCCCTTGCACGAGCAAAACCAATCTTAGTTCCAGATGACGAACCACGAGTAGCAGTCTGAGTATCAAAAAGTTCAATCTCACGATATGGTTCATCAATCTCACCAGAAATTTCTGGGGATATCTCTGGTTGTCCATGAACCTTTTTGACTACCACATAGTTACCCACTTCAACAGGAGTAATTGAACCATTGTAATTTTCAAAACTTCTTGGTTTAGGAATATCAATATATTTTGGTGAAACCGTTTCAATCTCATATCCACGAACATATGCCTTACCAGGCGATACTTGAATAGAAAGGAAATCATCAGATGCAATGTTTCCATCATCAGTGGTTGCACCGATAGCATAGATACCATTGTTTAAACCATCATTTGCATTCTCACGAATATCAAATTGAAAATCACGAACTGTATAATCACCAGACTCATCATTTGTTCTACGAGCAAGAGTTTCGCCCAGAACTGAGTATTCTGTATTCCTTGCCTTCTTTTCAATAATTCCATTATTGACACGAATAAGTTCAACAAAGTTTTCGTCAGCAGTTGAATCTAGAGAAAGTTTTGCAAGTGTTAATGTAAACTTGAGTCTATGAGCACCCTTTGCGTTTACGTTAGAAGTTCCTTGTGCGTTATCCAATAGGGTCGCATCTTCTTCTGGAGTCTCTAGGGCCTCTGTAATAGTAAGTCCAACACGATAAGATGGTGTGTCAGTATATTTGTCTAGAACCAATCTTTGATTTGCAACACGAACAAAATGTCCACGAATAAAGTAGACACCCTCTTCAATATTTGCAGAAGAACCAGTTGCAGTAGCATTTGTTGTTTGTAGAACCGCACTATCAATACCAGAACCAAAAGAACCTACTGTTCCGTTTGCAGAGATTCTTTCTCCGTTTTGGAATACAGTTGTTACGTTATCAGAACCAGTTCTAATATACTTTACAAATAGTGTAATAGGGTCTTCTGTAGTTGCAGCGACTGCCTGAATAACTTCTGCAACAACGCCAGAGGTTGTTCCAGTAATTCTCTTACCAACATAATCTTGGATTTGAGTAGAGATATCCGTAGATGAAATAGTAGACTGTAGTTTAACAGCATAGTATTCATTTGTAAAACCAACTGCGCCAGGGATAACTACCGTTCCCTCTTTGAATACATGGCGTCCATGTCTTTCAATTTGATTCTGTAGGATAGACTGTAGTTGAGTTAGTTCTCTTGCCTGAACGGCAAAGCCTGGACGAAAGAGAACTCTATGAAAATCTTTGTTTTCAGCAAAGTCATCATAGTATGGTGACACATTAAGATTGGTTTTTTCCATTGTTTAGAATTCCACTACGATTTTGATATCTTCTGTTTGGTCAGAAGCACGAGATATTGGGCGTCTGTTTTCTATATAAAGAATTTTACCACTGTTTGGTTCTAGTTCTGGGTTATTATATCCAGCAGTAAATGTAAGAACTGTTCCCCCAGAAAGGGTTACAGTCTCACTTGCAGTAGCAGAAGGAATTGCAGCAGCACCAGAGGTAGCACCAGTGATAGTATTTGCACCACTAAATGCAACTTGGTTTCCAGAAGAAGCAATACCGTAGTCTGCAAATCTTTCTTGTAGAATATATAGGATGTTATTTGTTGCGTCCCATTCTACAACTCTACCTACTGCACCAGTTGTTGACTGAGTAACTTTTTCATCAATCTCATATGCACTAACAGGAGCAGATGCCATCTTAATTGCAAGAGACTGTCTACGAGTAGATGCAGAAGAAATAGTTGTTGTTCCAAAGTTGTATGGATCTTTAATAATTCCTACTTCTCTGAAATCGTTTGCAACTGTAACATCATCACCTTCTGCCTGTTCTAACTTAGAGTTCATCATAACATAGTGTCCACCAAGTTCTGCAACAGCATCTTTACCATGTCCACCCTTTGGTGAAATGATTGGAACGACTGCACCACCTGTGCCTGAACCGATATTAGCAGATACCGTCAAAGCACTTGTTGTATAAACATCTGTCAAGTCAACATTACCAAATGTGTAACCAGAGCCTGGAGTTGTCACATTAGTTCCAGCAGAACCCTGTTTGACAATTGCACCACCAGAAACTAAAATCTCTACAACACCACCAGTTCCGTCACCATCAATTGCAGCATAGTAAGTTCCGTCTGTATAACCAGAACCAACAGTAACACGAACTACGTCAATAGAACCATCAACTGCAGCATTAGTTACGTTAGTGTCAGTAGATACTGGAATAAAATCTGAGGTAAGGAACTTTTGAATTTCTGATGTAGAAATGGAATACATATACTGAATTGTATATCCACCAATTTCTACAGGGAAGGTATCTGTTCCAGTTGGTTCAGAACCACTATATGCAGTTCCACCATTATTGTCAAGCACTTTATAGACTTTATATTCTGAAGTCATAAAGTAGAATGTTCCGTCATACAAGTTTGATGCACCAGAAGTAGTCGTATTTGAACTACTAATGTCATGTTCATACATATCGTATACTGTATTGTTTGTCCAGTTTCTACGAGGGATAACATAAGATACATCAGAAGATGAGATCAACTTAGCAGCGAGCATTGAATCCCATTTATAAAATTCTGTAGTCACATCATCCTTTGGAACAGGAGGTGAGTTGTCATCGCCACCAGATGTTGAATTAGTAAAAGGTGAACTCTTACCAATAAACAAATAGTATGTTGATGCAGCAGCTTCCGAGAATGACTCAAAGAATTGCTCTGCATTATGTTGTCTGAAGTTTTCTGTAATAATCGCTGCCATTTTAGTTTTCCATTATTCCTTTTTTCAATGATATTTATTCGGACTCTATTACGTCCAACTAAATTTCTCTGCGAGGTAATCGCTCCAATAGTTCAACTCTGTAGTAGATATTGTTCTACCTTCCCAGAACAAAATTTCTGCCATCTTACCTTGATAGTAATGGCTAACCGAATAACTATATGAGAAATTGAATAGAGTAATTCTATCGTTAATAGCAGTCATACCAGTTTGTTGTTGTTGAATTGATCCGCTCGCTCTAGTTGTCATGCTACTTTGATTGTAATGCCTATACTGATTATTCCAATAATTATTTGCAGTATTTGACCAAGCCTTTGTTCCAGATGTTCCGTTGTGCATCCATAAAAAAGTTCCTCTTGTAGAGTCATACCCACTTCCATTATATTCGCCTCTACTACCACCTGTCGGGCCGCCCCATGTATGGTCAGCTGCTGGGTCAAATGCATGACCCCAATCATTATTTCCATCATTATCTTGGAAGGCAAACGCTGTTTCCCCTGTGCTGGTGCTGGCATTGGCGCCAGTATGATGGGCAGCAAATAAGATAGTAAATGCGTTACCATTTGTATGAATATTGTTAATTGATCCAGTATACATTCCAGAACCAGCTGGAGTATTCAATGCCAAAGTTTTTTGATTACCAAAATCTGAATCTGAATTGTTTAGTGTTAGATGACTATATGTTCCAAAGTTTGACATATTTGCAGCAGTAGTTCCGTTTGCATCATTCCATGTAAACCCAGAACCAGTATCAGTTATATCTTCACTCTTCCACCAATATGTTGAAGTATTAGAACGAATAATGATATTGAAAGATTTTGTAGATGTGTTTGTTCCATCAGATGCCTGTGCAGTAAATGTTTTTGTTACTGACGTGCCGGTAGTCTGAGCATCTGGGTCACCAGTAATTGTTCCATCCGAATTGATAGTAACACTTTCATCACTTAGAACACTACCACTTTCGGAGAAAGATACAGATTGTCCATCTGCATCCGTTCCAGTGAGAGTCGTAATTGGAGAATAGTCATCACCCTTATCAAAAATAGTTGCAAGGGTTGCTCCAGATGTCTGTGTTATTGTAGGAGTAGAACCAGCGTCCAATGCATCAAATAAAGTTCCAGCAAGTCCAGAAGGATTTGTTACCACAACATCATAAGGTTCATTTGCAACTGTTAGTGCAGAAGCAGGAGTTGTAATTGTCAATTCAGTAGTAGAAACAAAGGTTACAGAAGGGGATGCGTATTCAGTTCCATCATTCCCAACAAACTTAGCAGTAGCACCAGATGAAAAGAAACTTCCATTCACTGTAATATTAGCGTTTGCGTCAGTTTCAGTAGTCGGACTGATGGTGGAAATTGCTGGAGCAGAGTCAATTGCTTTCCATCCTGTTCCATCATAATACTCCATCAAAGAAAGAGTGGAGTTAAATCTTTGGTCACCAGCCTTAGGAGAACCTTCTCTTTGTGCTGTTGTTCCCACAGGCATTTTTGCAGCTTCTGTGCCACTAAACTCTGGGTTAATCTTTGAGTTATCTAGTTCAGTCTGTAACCCACTAACTGTTGCGACCGTAATTTTATCAATTGCCATGTTTCTCTATCCTTAATGTAAGTCAACCCAAGCACTACCGGCATATACTTGTGCTTTCTCAGAACCAGAACCGTTGTCTGTCAAGAAACACATCATACCAGCTGCAGGCGATGTGATAGCAGCATCTCTTGCTGTTCCATCAGCATATACTGGAAGTTGAAAATGATTTGTTGCAGTAAATGATGCACCAGCAATTGCACCTGTTCCAGTAATTGTTGGAGAGGTCAAAGACTTGTTTGTTAGTGTATCAGTCGTATCTCTTCCAACAAGTGTATCTGTCGAAGAGGGTAGAGTGATTGTAATGTTTCCAGAGAAGTCTGCGTGAGCAGGAGCCTGAATTCCAGCGTAGTGTGCGTTTGCAGATTCACAATATAGTCTTACTTCTGATTGTGTTCCATCATTCTTGAGGTCAATCAAACCAGTTGAAAGAGTAATTCTGTCGTTACCACCAAATGCAATGTCGATTTGGTCATCCGTATCAGCAGTGATTGTAGTGTCTGCATCTGCATCTAGAGTTAGAACCCCACCGTTCAAATCTACTGCACCTGTCAAGTCACCTGTTACGTTACCTGTTACGTTACCTGTAACCGCACCAGTTACATCACCTGTTAGGTTTCCTGTAACATCTCCAGTGACATCCCCTGTCAAGTTTCCTGTTACATTTCCTGTAACAGCACCAGTGACATTACCTGTCAAGTCTCCAGTAACATTACCTGTTACGTTTCCAGTAACATCACCTGTTACGTTTCCAGTAACATCACCTGTGATATTACCAGTGAAAGTTCCTGTTATTGTTTTGTTGGTTAGTGTCTGAGTTGCAGTGTTTAGTGTTACTGTGTCAGTAGTTAGTGTAGAACCATCACCCAACAGAGTGTATACTTCTACGAAGTTGGCGTTGACTTTGCCCGCACCTGTGCGAAGATCGTCACCAGTGCCATCATTCGCAGTAGTTCCACGCCCGATTGATTGATATGCCATTTTCGGTTTCCCCTAGTTAAAATTCCTATTATACCTTTATTTATAAGTTTTTGTCAAAGGTATTTGAAGTTTCATCAAATGAATTTCCAAGTCCATCCATAGTTATAGGAACGGGCCCAGCAGATATATCGAATGTTGAAACGTCTTCATCAAACTTAAATCCACCTTGATCGAAAGACGTTGCGTATCGTCCAGAGGTATCTCTTGCACGAGGATCACTTTCATCAAAATGTGTTACTCCATCATCAAATGTTACATAGTTATTATCAAATGCATTAACCAATGCACCCCTATCAAGAATAATTTCGGATGGAGGCATTACGTTGATACGAGTTGTATATGCACTTGCTGGTATAGAACCATCTGCAAGACATACATCTCTGATATTTAGATAACCAAATTGTGCGATTGTATACTGATCACGAGAGAAGTTATCTCCAGCAGTTGCAGTTCTACTAATGCCTGGATAATTAGGAATTACCTCAGACGTTGTTGTAGGATGAACTGCAAAAGCATACTTTGCAAAATTCTCCAAAGTAGGGCCAGTTAAATGTGAACCTCTACCTGTCTTCATTTGAACATGAACTGCACTTGATAGTGTAACATCTCTACCAGTGTCTAGTGCAGTTCCAGCAGGAACACCTCTAGTTGGTGCAGATACAACAGAAGTTCCGTCAGACTTTGTTCCTAGTCTTCTTCCAAATACTACAGTAAAGAGGTTTGTAAATGTCGATGCAAGTTCTGGAGTGAATGTATCTGGTGAACCACTGTCTGTAACAGAACCAGCAGCAGGGTTTTGAATTCTTGCTGCAACTTGTGATGCAAAAGATACTTCACCAAACACGTTCCAACCAGCAGGGTGAACAGAACGTCTAATACTTTCTCTCCACTGATTGATAGATTGTCCGATACGAACCACATAAGAATAGTCTTGGTAGTAAAGTGAATCTTGGATACGCATTGTATCAACAGAAACCTTACCTCTATCAGATACAAAGTTTCCAACCTTTGTTCCGATAACACCCACAGTTGAAGTTGCCTCTGAGGCACTTGCCTGATAAACTGTTGCAGTGGCTCCAGTGATTGTTGTAATACTATCACCTTGATTAAAATCAACAGAGGTTTGAACTTCTAAAATATTTCTTGCACTATCAAAGTCAACTACTGTTCCAGTATGACTTGTTAAGGTATCACCAGCAGCAAAAGAACCAGAAACATTTTGAACAAGAATATTTCTATTAAGAACAACTTGTGGATTTGTAGTATAACGCAATCCAAAGTTAGTAATAGAAATGCCCTCAACGTGTCCTACCATTGGGGTAACAGTTGATGCGGCAAAGAGTCTTGAACCAGAGCCAGAGGTTGTTGCACTATCAGAAACCAGAGGAAGTTTAATAAAACCATTACCTCTGTTAATCATATGAACTTTAGTAATCTCACCAATCTCTGCTGGAACACCCAAGTCCGTAAAGGTTGCTTCTTCAATAACAATCTGATCACCATCTTCTAATACAAGATGATCTAGTTCGCCTACTGTTTGTTCCTTACTGATATACTGAATGTCATCATCAGTAACAATCAAGTCACCATCTTCTGTAATTATGTTATCTGGTGATGTTGATGGTTCTAATAAGAACCCACCACCAACGACAGCAATCTTTGCACGAACATCTTTACCTTCAGTGTTTGTTAAGTCGAAACGAAGT